TTCTTTTTCTTGATAGTTATGTAAGACATGATTAAGAACCATTAATAAATTTCTCCCATTCAATGGCAGACTTAATTTGAAAACCTCTATTAGTAATTTGTCTCATTACCTGATCTAGGAAGTAAAGGATCTGATCCATGTATTTTATTCTTGCTTCTAAATCTATAAGATCATCATCAGACTCCATATAAACCTTTAATCCCTCTGTAGTTGATAACTTTTTACCAAAAGGTTTTTCAGCATAAACCTTACCATCAGCCTCACCTCTATAGTACTCACGTCTTTCTCTAATCAGTTTACGATGTTCAAACTCTAATGAAGTTTTAAGTTGAGATATGTCAGTGTAATGGTTGAGATATTTATTATGTTGAAATGGAATTTCTAAAGCAAGACGTGCAAGATCCTCGGAGTACTCTTTGTTTTTAAACTGGAAATCAATTTGAGTATCCTTCTTCCATTCTTCTTTAATTTTTTCAAAACGTTGGAATAATATATTAAATTTCATTATATGGGTTTAAAGTTCTTATCACGTATAGTATACTTGAAAAATTTGAATACAACTTGTGCAGTGATGAAATCTATATCACCAACATCAGCAGCAAATGTGATGTCAGTTAATGATACAGGAAATATTCTTTCGAAATCAATATAGAATATTGGATTGTAATGAGATGATTGAATCTCTAGTTGTGCATTAGAATATTCAACACCACCTTCTTGATGTTCTTCAGCACCACCATTCTCTTTAATCCAATTCCACACAGAAGTATAATTTTCTAGGTCTTCATCAATAATATACCTGACTACTAAATCACCATAAGTAATACCACCACCAGGTATGATAGGGAAATTCCTAAACCTAGTAGGTACTTCTGTGAAAGGCATTTGAACGTCAGGTAAATTTGCTGACTGACAAAAGAAATCAACACCTTCAAACTTTTCAAGTTTTAACTTGAAACCAGTAGGTGTTAAGAAGTTTCTATTCTTCGGTTGTTCTTTGTACCAATTAGCTGGCATGTCAACTTCCCAAGCTACTACTATTTATCAGGGCTAGTTTGGTGTGTATAAGTGTAATCAGCAATCATAGCAAATAGTTTAACTTTCAAATGATTTAGATACTGTTGTTCTAAAGGAGGTCTTCCTTCTTTTGGCCAGTTATCTAGAAAATATGTAGTGACACTGTATAGCAGACGTGTTTCTTTAATCCCCATCTCTGATACACATCTCCATGTTTCATCATCAGGTGGTGGATTGAAATTTGGATCTGGAAAATTATACACAGTCATACTGTATATTTATGACAAAAAAAAGACCCCTTACGGAGTCTCTTTTATATAAAGATCAGGATATATTCGCAGTAATTTATTCCAAAGTTTTTTACTCTCTTTGTTACTACATATGGCCTCAACTTGAATTTTCTTGAGGGGCAGTACCTTTTTCATTTTACTTATCCGTCTTCTCAACGAATGATCTCATCTCTTCTGCAACAGCATGTATTTCTTTTGCTGTTGGATAATCTGGAAAAGGTTCGTCAATAACTTGACCTGCAGCATCAAGTATTTCTTTTCTTTGGTACCAAGATTCTTTATCTAATTCTAATTTATTTTCTAATCTTGATTGGGCTTCTCTTAAAAAATCCCAACGCATTTCGAATGGATTCATTGCCATGATGGCCTCCTTTGGTTTCGGTTTATAGGTGTAACTCTAAAGGTAGCATCGCTATCTCAATAAAGTTAACTGTACGCTCTGTGACGTGACGTGTGTGGTCCACTGTAATGGACTCGTTATTTATTTATAAAAAAAGACCCCCCCGAAGGAGAGTCTTTGTAAAGATATAAGCGACTCGCTTACATAAGGTTGATAACCTGTACACGTCTGTAGTACATGTTGGCATTTGCTGTAAGAGCTTCTCCGTCTGGAGTACCATTGTATGCACCGTTTGTTGTGACGAATGGGTTTGAAACCATGCCATAACGTGTCTTGAATCCAATCTTGGGTTGGAATGTATTTGGATCGATAGAACGAACCATCTGTAGTGGAACATATGGGCAGTAGAATATTCCTGCATCATATGGGGAAGAACCCTTATATCCAATAACATAGTAATGCTTGTCTGACAAGTTAGCAGCATAAGGATCAACGAAGACCTTAATACGTCCGTTTATTGTACCAACAGCAAGGTTACCTGTGTCATCTACTTCACCGATTGAAGGACCACCAGCACCAGTTAGACCTGAACTATAGTCAAGTACACCAGCCATAGCGAGAGCACTTGCAACGTCTGCAGAGCAGATCAAGAAGTTACCCTTCCCTCTACGAGTCTCTTGAGCGATTGCGTTAGCATCTCTCTCAACTTGATATAGAAGACCCTTAAATTTCTCAACTGACCATCTTCCGTTGGAGTCAACGTCGAGGTCAAAGATGCCAGCATTTGCTGTGTTGTTCTGTGCACCTTTTTTAGCAACTGTGTAAACTGTTCTAACAACTTCACGGTTGATTTCAGCAAGTACTTCACTAGACAAGATGTTAGCAAGTTCTTGCTCTGCATCTAGACCGTGGATTGCTTTCAAGTCTTGAGCGAGTTCTAGAGTGTACTCTGCCTTGAGTGCTCTGGACTTTGCAGTCACAGAAGTCTTCTCAATGCTGAATGACATCTCACGGAAGAGGTTTCCTGCCTCACCCATTGTCTCAAGATCTTCACGAGACATTCCTTTTCCTACTTCGTAGGTTCCAGGAGTACCGTCGTTAAGTAGAGCAGGGTTGTTACCCTCTGAATCACCACCAACACCAGCACCTGTTCTAGGTGTGTATGCTCCTGCAGTGGCATCGCCAGCAGCAGAGAACCCAGTATCTGGTTCGTTGAATAGTGCTTCCTCTCCACCTTGATTCTCGTAACGAGAACGCATTGCAAAGATAAGTCCAGTAGGACCACTCATTGGTTGAACGCCACATACGTCATATGCCATTAGGTTAGGCATTGCACGGCGAACAAGACTAATGAGTACAGGGTCGAAACCTGCTAGACCAGCTGTATTGGCATTACCCAATGCTGACCCACCTGGAGCAACAGTACCAGCACCTAGGCTGTTAACTGCTACTTCGTTTAACATTCCACGCTCTTCACGCATGAAACGCTCTTGGTTTTCCAAAAGAACTGCGGTTACCGACTTCTTATAGCGATCTCCTAATTGGGGAGCTCCCTCGTGGTTAAGAACAGGTGCCCACTTCTCTTGGAGTTTTTCTGCGTTAAACATTTTTCTCTAAAAGTTGTGTGTTATAGTATTATTTTTGCCACTTTTCGATGGCAGACATGTAAGCAGACATTGCTGGTGCTACTGTCTCATCTACTGGTGACTCATCACTTGCTTCGGCAACAGGTGCCTTTGGTGAAGCAGGGAAGTATGACTCACGAAGAGTCTTGAGTTTTTCAGCGAACTTCTCCTCTGACTCAAACTCGACTGCCTCTGCAAGAGAAGCAAGTTTGTCTGCTTGAGTATCTGCTAATCCTTCTGAAACAGTTTTCAGAACGACTATTCTTGCAGACTCGTCTAGACTTTTATTAAGTTCCACATTGCTCTTAATCTGTTGATTAAGCTGCTCTTCCATTTTACGAAGATCTTCAGTCAAACCCTCGACGACATCTTCTTTGCCTTCGGGGATAGTAATATAATGCTCGTTAAAGAGATTCTTAAGACCTGATATGAAATCTTCAGTGATTTCGTTTCTGATACCACGGTCTATGGCAATCTGGTTCTCTTCTAACCAGTTTGTAACGGCATACTTACAGGTACCGTTTACTTCCTCGGCAAGTTCCTTTCTAATTTCTTCGGTCTTTGCTTCGAGTTGTGTTTTGAACTGCTCCTCTAGTTTAGTCCACTCTTCAGAGAGTTTAGACTTAACAGCAGCTTCAAAAATTGTTTTTGCTTTCGCTTTGAATTCATCAGAAAGTTCAGCACCTTCTGTCAATGCGTCAACGTCAGAGGACATGTCAACTTCTTCAAATGAAGGCTTGATGGGATATGCTACATCAGGACCTGTCGTTGTACCATGAGTAATACTATGGTTAAACTTTGGTGTAGAACCAGCAGGTTCATCTTTACCAGTGCCTCTCTGTTGGGGATCTCCAGAGACTGCATTTAATGGTGCGGATGCTTTCGCTCCTGGGTTGTCTTCACCTTCCTCATTACCTGTTGGAACAGGACCACCATTATCGGTGATAGATTGTCCACCTGTGGCAACATTAGTACTCAAGTCTGCTGCATGTCCAGTACGTCCTTCGGGAGCACCTGCAGCACCATTCACGGCACCTTTAGTTTGACTAGTTGCGTGATAAGAATCACCACCAGGAATTACAGTAGCTGCAATTGAAGGCATTGGTTCTTGTCCTAAAGTTTCGGCAAGTTCCTTGTGCGATTCAGTTACAAACTCTTCAAACTTTTCGTTTAGCATATCTGACATTTGAGTTTCCCCTAAAAATTTTCTGATATAATTATCTGTTTTTATTTATAAATCATAGAGATGACAGGAAGTGTTCAAAGACTTTAAGAGTCTTTTCTTCCAGTTCTCCCTTTGATGCAGACTTAATAGCCTGTTGGTATTTATCAACGGTTTGTTCTTTAAGAATACCGTTATTCCATACCCACTCTTTACCTTCCATAATCCCATTTACAAAAGCATCTGGTGCAGAAGGATCTGCTACTATATCAGCAGCAGTTGCAAGCATGAAGTCATCCATGACATAAGAAACACCCTCTTGTTTATCGAGAGTACCCATGCCTCTGGAAGAGACACCTAATTTTACTCCTTCACCTAACAGTGACTTGGCAATCTTGCCATTAGGAGTATCAAGGATATGTGCTTTACCAATGAAGTTATTTCCTTCTGCCTTTAAACTTACGATCCTGTGTGATACACGATCAAGGTTTACAGTCGGACCATCAGGATGACCTAGTTCACCTAGG